GCGGCACAGTGCCGGGTATGACCGGATGATGCGCTTCGTGTACTCCCACCAGTCCTCACGCTTGTTCAATGTTTCCCCTCCCTGTCCGTAATACCGTAGCGCCACACGAGGTAGCGCCGAACCTTGTCGCTGTATTTAGTCAATATTGTTGTGCTCATCGCCTTTCTTCTTCACACCCTGATTACAAAAGCCGTCCGAATCGGCATCAATCCACGGATACTCCGTTTCCATCGGGCACTCCGGCAGGCCGCGCTTGCGTCAGTCGCGGCACCGCACCACCGGCACAACGTCAGCGGCAGGCAGATCGCCAATCACATCATACAGCTTGATAATGTCGTCCGCGATGTCAAGGCTTCGCCGTTTCTCGTTGATAGCATCTATACCGTAATTCTTAATCGCATGGATGGCTGCCAGCTTCTCAATGTATTCAGGCACGCCGCAGCACCTCCACAAAACCGTCAATCGGCGGAACATCACAGAACTTCTCACCTTTGGTGCCAACGACCAGCACCGTACCGACGAACGATGTACCGAACACGCAACAGTTATACGGCAGGCCGTGAAGTCTGCCCTCTTCGTTGCAGATCAGCGCTGCGCCGTACGGCAGCGTGATAACCTCAATGCAGCCCTCGACTTCCTGCTGCAAGGCTTTCAGCGTATTCTCCACTTCGATGATCTCCGGTGTGCAGCCGGGCTTTTTACGGATTGCTTTCATAGCTTACTCTCCCTTCGTTGTCGGCAGCGCCTTTCCAAACGTCAGCCGCTTAACGCGCCGTGCGAGAATGCTCGGCAGGCAGATATTGCCGTCGAACTCTCCTGCCATCCAGAGCGGACAGGCGGGCGTGCAGTGCGAGCGGTCTTTGTAGCACGCGCCCTCGTCCCGTTCGAGCGTTTCGAGCAGCTCGCGCAGAAGATTCAGCTCACGGTCGGTCATGTGATGCGCCTCCGTTCCATTGCCACGCGCAGAACGTCTCGTCGCAGTCGGTGCAGAGCCGCGCCTCCGGGTTCATATGACCGATGCAGCCCATGCAGCCGCCGAGGCGCTTGAGCTGCGCAAGCAGCGTGTCGCGTTCCTTCGCGACCTGCTCCAGTGCGTGTTCATACAGGCTCAGCCGCACCGCGGCCTCTCGCGCGATCGCGCACCCATGCACACCGCAGTTATGCTCATGCCCGCAGCCGAGGCAGGCCAGAGAGCCGGTCTGCACTTTCAGCTGTCCGAGGGCTTCGATAAGTTCTTTTGTCTTCATGCTTATCCTCCTATCAGACATCGTTATAGCGGTTTAGGCAACGAGTATTATTGCAAAACCGTTTCTGACCGATTACCTTTAACGGCTGTCCGCAAAACTGGCAATACACCGCTCCTGTTCTCGGTGGAGTGTCATCCGCGTGTGTTCCGCCGTATCTCATGCGGTTGACCATGCACACCACGGAACTCGGCTGAGCAGCGGCGATGCAGTGTTCCTTTGCTTTGCAGTAATAGCACTCAGGCGTTCCCACCCCTAATCATCTCCTTCCTCAGCTCTTTGAGCTTGTCCGTCAGCAGGCTTTCGGCCTTGCTCCCGGCTTTCAGCTTGCCGCCCTTGTCGCAGAATTTACATTTTGCCATTGTTCTCCTCACGATTCACACTCGCCGCCGGCGAAAAACCATCCGGGTACCGCCGTTCCAGCTTCTCGATATTTGCCTGCATGATGTACTCCAACGGCACGTTCATCAGTTCAGCCATCAAAGTCACATACCACAGCACGTCGCCCAGCTCTTCGATAATTTTGGACGGCTGCCACGGATGTCCCTGATACATACACTTCTTGACCTCATCGGCCACCTCGCCAGCCTCGCCGGTCAGGCCGAGAGCGGCATTTGCCGTGTTATAGCACTTCGGCGTCGCTGTACGCATGGCCTTGCGCTGATATTCTTTAATCGTCATTGCTGTTCTCCTTACTACGGTTCATAACCCGATTTTTCCATTCCCGCTCCCAGTCCGAAAGCTGCGAATCGTCCTGCTGCCGTTCAGTACCGCCGATGTTCGTCGGGCTGAGATAGCCGCTCGAGTCCTCCTGCTTTGGTCTGCTCTGCTCCTTCGGCCTGGACAGGTCCGCTGCCGTCAGCACACCGTTTTTCAGGCGCTCCCGCAGAACCGTCATAAAGTACGGCACATAACCACGGCTGTCGTTCTTGGCGTGGCCGACTGCATAATGCGCAGTGGCGGTTATCACCTCATCGGTCATTCCTAATGACCTCATCTTGGCGATAGCAGAGCGGTTGGCCTTGTTCAGCCGTTCTCCTAGAATTTCCTCCACATCGCTGTGTAGTAGAGTAGAATTACTATCTATATTCCTATCTTTTTCTTTTACTTTACTATGTGTACTTTCACTCGCGGGAAACTGGGGTTTCTCGTTTGCGAAACTGGGGTTTCCCTCGCGGGAAACGAATTTTTGCAGCAAAACACTGCGAGAGCTGATCTCCCGCATTTCCTGCTCGGTCAGAAGCCACAGTTCCCACTTTACCTCCGGATTGGTTCGTCCGGCAGTCGCAAAGTAGTAGTGCTCCTGAATTCTGTGCGAGGTGATAATGCCCTGCTGGAACAGGTCGCCGTCGAAAAGCCCGTGCGCCGCCAGACAGTCTATCATCTCTGCAATTTTTTCTGCGTCCGGCTCATAGCGTCCGGACAATACTTCGCTTTTAATGGACCAGATCACGCCGTCACGGTCGCTATCGCCGTAGGCTAAATAATAGCCTTTGTCGCGGTACGCCATCACCAGCAGTTGTAAGTACACCACGATCGCCGCCGCGCCGTACTTGCGCCGTGCGGTAATCAGCTTCGGGTCGCTCATCAGTCCAATGTCGTGACGGAAATAATCCAGTCCGTCCTTGGTCGGTCTGCCCGTAGTATCACCTCCGGTTTTCAGGGCAGGAAGGGCGGGGTTGCCGCCCTGTGCCTTGCCTACTTACGCCAGAATGATAACGTCCTCGTGGAGCTCCTGCGGAATGTGCTGCTCGAACCAGTCGCGGATATTTGCGATAGCCTCACGCTTCCATGCATCCGCGTCAGCCGCAAAGAGCGCCGCCTGCACCTCATCGCCGGTCTGGCGAATACGGAACACGAACGGACTTTTCGGCTGCTCAACCTCGGTAAAGGTGCGGTACGGCGCCAGTACAACCGGGTTCGGCACGCTCACCTGCTTCACAAGAGAAATACCGCTACGGGCCGTCACGCGCTGCGTCATGCCATCATCCGCCAGCGATACGCCGTTCTCGGTCGTTACCGTGCTAATGAGCTGCACCAACGTGTCGCGGACTTCGGTCGGCACGAAATGCGTCTGCATATTGATGATGAACTCCTCCACGCCCAGCCAGCGGCCAAACGGGAACGTTGGTGCGGACAGCTCGGCTTCCAGCAGGCACTCACGCGCCTTGTCGCTGTTCAGCTCGCGGTACAGGTACACGCGATCGTAATCCGCAACATGGATAACGAAGCGGCGGCCGATGCTGTCCTCATCCTCGGCACATTCATCTGCGCCGCTCTCGATGTAGTCGCGCACCGCCGAAAGCGTATGTACCGCCAGCGGCGATGCCGTCAGCTCGTTCGGAATGCGGTGCAGCACGCGGTCTGCATAGTGACTGCCATTGCGGAACTCCAGATGCGGAGCCGAAAGGTTTACGATATATTCCAGTGCTTCCTTGATCATTTTGAATATCCTCCTATTGATTTACGCCAGCTTGACGACTTTGGGTTCGGTGTCAACGGACGGGTCGAACGACTGCTGACCGGGCACCTGCGGCGTGTACTCCATAACGATGGGTTCCGCATCCGTACCGCCGAGCAGCAGTGCGCCGTCGATCGGTTTGACCGGAACCAGCTTGCTGCTGACCTCTGCACGGACAGCCACGCTGTCGCGGTTCTCGGTCGGCACGATGGACAGCTTGATGGTCAGAGTGCGCGCCTTCTTAGACTCAGTGTTGAAGTCGCGGCAGTTCTTCATGATGCGCGTCAGCTCGTAGGCCACGCGCTCACCGATCGCGCCGTTCATCATGTCCAGAATGCTGATCTCCTTGACTTCGCCAGTGTTATTAAAGTTGCTCATGGTTGTACCTCTCCTTCATCTCACGTTTATAGAACCGCATCAGACCGTCTATGATCTCGCCAGGTGTCATGCTCCAACGAGCGGCGTACTTCAGCAGTGCCGATACGGTACGCGGGTCTACGTCAAATGTAATCTTCATGAAATTCTCCTCTTATTCCGGACAAATCCGAATCTCAATCCCCGGAAACTCCCGTTCAAACCGCCGCTGCCATGCCTCTGCCCTGCTGTTGCCAGCGGACAGGTGCAGCAGCCAGATGGTGAGCACGCCGCTGAGATCCTGCTTGTGCAGCCATTTGATAACGTCATTCACCTCGAAATGACTGTGCCGAATGCGCTCCTTGAGCACCGAGGGAATGCGGTCGCTGCGGTCCAGCAGGCTTTCCTCGTAGTTGCACTCGACGGCGATATAAGTCAGCCGGTCAGCGGTGACGCCCAGATTTGCCGTATCGACCGCCCAGAGCAGCCGCTCCTTCGTGCGGCCGTCCGCAATAAGGAATCCGAGCGGCTCCTCCACATTATGATAGGTGCGGAACGGAACAACGGTCAGGTGTCCGAACCGCAGCACCTCTCCTGCCTTGATGAGGTGCGCCGCATCCATTGCATCCTTGTGGGCGGCGGCTGTGCCCTCGCTCATGTATACCGGCACGCCAGCTTTCAGCATTTGTGCAGCGGCTTTCGCGTGATCCTGATGCTCATGGCTGACAAGGCAGGCGGTAATGTCCGTCACGCCATAGCCGAGCCGCTTTTGCAGCTCCCTGAACGACAGACCGCACTCCAGCAGCAGAGTCGTTTCACCGTCCGACACAACGTAGGCGTTGCCACGGGAGCTGCTCGCCAGTGATGTAAACGTCAAATCGGGCACGCTCCTTTGCTGTCAGGCGGCGTTTCCGGTTCTTCGGGCGGAATATCGACCTTTTCTTCGGGTGCGTTGTCCGCGAACTGCGTAGACTTGCGGATGATGTCCTGCACCCACTCGGGCAGTTTGCCGAACGTTTCCATATCCGGCTCATCCGCATCAAATACGAGGATTTCACTTTCCGGCTGCGGTGCCGGAAGGCCTTTAGGGAAACCGGTGACCGCCTCTATGCGGTTGTACTTGCTGCCGTCATCCTTTTCAACGACGGTCACGCTCAGCATGGCCGGTACGCCTGCCATCTGCATCAGGTCGAAACCGTCACCGGCCGGATCCAGCTCCGCATCGGTCAGCGCCTTGCCGCGCCACGCGGTCAGCATCTGGAACAGCGCCGCACGCTCATGCAGCGACACCGTAAACCGGCGGGACGACAGCCAGCGCGGCTGGTCCTCACCGTCCACCTCAACGCGCTCGTCCGGAATTTCGAAGATGAACATACATTCCTCGGCGTACTTGCCCTGCTTCTGCTTCTCGAACTGCTTGTACTGCTGACCGAGGTCAACGACCGCAACGCAAACACCCATGTAGGTGCCGCCGTCCATCGGCGGAATGCTGCTCACGACCTTGCGTCTTGCTTTCAGGCTCATTCGATTCTCAACTCCTTATCCTGCTCCGACACCACCAGCCGCACGACCTGCGAGCCGATAGGCTGCAAATGTGTAACACTCTCGGCGTTGTCCACGAAAAGCGGTACACGGCGGCCGAAATGTGCGGAAAGCGTGTCAATAATGTCCATGCCGATGTTGATTTGCATGGCGTTGTTCGTGCCCTCGAACGTCGAGCCGTTCATATCCATCGGCTCACAGCAGTCTGCCAGACCGCCGTTGACCTGCTCAGTGAACAGCCGCCAGCGCGTCAGGCGGAACTTGCTGTTAACGCTCTCGGTGATGGCCTGCACGCGGTAGCGCGTGAACTCCTCACACATGGCGATGAGCCTGTCCATCTGCTCGACCTCGGCGGCGGCAGTGCGCTGCTCGGCCTGCAATTCGGCAATGCGGCGGCGCGTATCAATGAGCGTCTGCTCTTTGGCGAGCACAGCATCACTTTCCAGCTTGCGGCGCGTCAGCTCGGCGTGCTCGGTTTCCAGACGGGTCTTTTCCGCAGCGGTGTCGCTGTTCAATCGGTCGAGCCGCTTTTCCGTATCCGTGATAAGCATCTGGATGGCGTTCCTGCGGCGGTCGTAGTCCGGCAGGTTCTCCGGTTCTGTGATGACCGACGGCGTGTAGCTGTCAAGCGCAGCCTGCGCTTTCTGCACCTCGTCCTGTGCGGATTTCAGCGCCGTTTCGGCACTCGCAAGGCGCTCCTGTGCGGCGGCAATGCCCTGCTTGACCAGCTTGCTGTCCTCAAGGAGTGTATCCTTGCGCTGCTGCTGATGGGCGGCAAAGGCTTCGCGCGCCTCTGCAACCTGCTCTGCCGGTAACGGTTGATGGCAGGTCGGACAGACCGTGTCCGTGAACTCTTCCGTGTCAATCGCACGCCAGCGGGCACGGTAATCGTTTAGGCGGGTTTCGCCGTCCGCGATGTACTGCTTTTCATGGTCAATGGTTCTCTGCAAGCGATCAACGTCCTGCTTGCGTTCGGAAAGCGCACGGCGCAGCTCGTCGGTCTTGTCCTCGACCGGCACGCGCTGGCTGGCAAGATGCGCGTTGTTTTCGGTTTCCAGCTCTCGGAGCTGGTTTTGCAGGGCACCCAGCTCGTTGCGTGCCTGTGCGGCAAGGGTGTTGTTCGTGAGCTTCACCAGCTCACCCTGCACCCGTTCGCGCTCGGCCTGCAAACGGTCGCTTTCGCTGTGCGCCGCCGCGAAGTCAAGGCTTTCCAGCTCCGTCACCATGCGGCTGCACTCGTCCACGCGAACCGGCAAGGTGTTGAGGTTTGCGTTCATGTCCTTGCGCTGCTTCATCAGCACGGACTTGTATTCATCCACTGTCCGGCGGCCGACTTTCTCGGTCAGCTCGGCAAACTGCGGTGCAGCCGCAAGCAGCTGCTTGTCCTCCGGCAGACCGCAGATCTCAGCGAGCAGCGTGCGGCGGTCTTTCCAGTGCATCTTGCTCGTCACCGCCCAGACATCGGTCAGCAGCTTAAACTGCTGCTCGTCGATCAACTCTGCAATGCGGCGCTTGTATGCGTTTTCGGCAAGCGGCACATCGTCGATGTAGTAGTCGCGCGTGTCACCGGCGTAGCGCTCGATGGACGAACCGCGCGGCTTCTCCCACTTCTCGCGGAGCACCTTGCGGAGCTTGATCGGTTCACTGTCCACCTCCAGAATGGCGGTCACATCGGGCATCGTGCCTGCCGGTGCACCAGTCGGCTTGACGGCCGGGCGGCTGTGGCCTGCGCTGTCCTTGTCGAAAAGCAGCCACGTCAACGCATCATAAACGCTGGTTTTGCCTGCGGCATTGGCACCGAACAGGCTATTCACGCCCTCGTGAAAGTCGAGGTGCAGCTTGGGAAAGCACTTGAAGTGCACCAAGTCCAAAGATTTCAGTTCAATTTTCATTGACTTCCCGCCTCCTTGCGGGTATTATGTAAGTGTAATGTTTTACTTTGCCGCTGTTGGAATTGCCGTTCCTCAGCGGCGTTTTTCTGTTTTCACACCGATTTTTCGCGCTTGTGGCTGTAAAACCGGCTTGATTTCGCATTTTGCTGCATCTGACACGCGAGCGTCTGATGCCATCTGCGACAGAATATCGGATTCTTTCTTCTTCGCCCACATTCAGTCGCCCTCATAGTAGTGCTTGACGGCACTGCGCACGCTGATAAGCATTACACCCAACAGCAGTGCTGCCAGAACTGTATAACCGCCCATCGGCAGCTTGTCCATTTCAGCGTAGCCGCTGGCAGACAGCAGACCGAGGAATGACAGCCCGGCGATAATTCCGTTGATGCGATTCATTTTGTAAACACCTCCTGCAGTTCCTCCATGGGGATACGCAGGAACCGAACGATACGGCCCAGCTCCCCGAGTGTCAGCTTTTCAATGTCCTCCATCCGGCGGTACAGCGTCGGCGCAGACACACAGCCCATCGCAGCCGCAAGTTGTGTGTAGCTCTTGATTTTCGCAATCACCATATACTTGCGGATTAAGCCGATGAGCAGGTTTTTCTTTTTCTCGCTCATGTTCTCACCTCGCTTTCTTGATCTTCGTTGCCCCTCCTCGACCCATGTGATATACTGGAAGCCGAAAGGAGGGATAGTCTTATGAAAGAAATTGATTTTGAAGCGATTCGTCAAACTGCCTTTGAGAACTGTACAAAGCATTTTGACGATGATGATCTGAGCAAGGCTGTTGTTCTGCAAGCCAAGCTCGCTTCGGTCATCGCAAAAGAAATGCTCATCGAATACCATCGACAGATTTCTGCAAGCGAGTAAGCATTTCTGCTGACACGGCTTCGACAGCCGAAGTATTTTGCCGTTCTTGTACCGCTAATACAAGGGCGGCAATTTCTTTCGCCTCGCCTTCGATGATGATTTTCATCTTTCTCACCTCGTTTTCTTGATCTTCGTTGCTCCTTCTCAGCCTATGTGATATACTGGAAGCCGAAAGGAGCGAAAATAATGGATCATAAAATTAGCGATACCCCGCAACTCCCTAGTGAACATATCGTGGAACAGCTCGCTTCCATTCAAGCCATGTTTAGTCGCGTCGATTGGAACGCTCAATTTTCATCATGGATGTCCTTTATGCAAAGCACATTCAATGCTGACAATCGGTACTCTCAAATTGCGAATATTTCTTACGTCCTGCAAACTCTGCAAGAATCTTTTTCAACATATCAACAGATGCAAGAGAAAATCGCTACTGTTGCTTTGCAAATGCAAAGTCAGTTAGATACCATATTGCAGCAGACTGTCCGATTTATACCGACAGTGCCTACAATAATTACGCAGCTTACCGAACTCCAAAATCGGTTATCGCAACTGACCGATTTAGAATTCCAACACCTTCAAGACGAATTTGAACCGTCCGACGAACTGGTTGAATCTCTGAACAGCACCTTGCAGAAAGCTACGAATATGAGCGATGAAACAGCAGATATGCCCTGTTTATCTCTAAGCAAGTCTTTCATCAAGGAAAATCTTATCGGTATTCTATCGCTTATTCTAACTATTCTCTTCCAACTTGCTCCCAATGCAGAACATCAGAAAACAATCCGTCAAAACGATCAAATCATTGAGCAAAACCAAAAGATTATCGAATTAGACGAAAAACGAAACGAGCTCTTGCAAGATATTGCAAACACTGTCCATCTGCTCTCCGAGGATATGAACTTCCCTATTGACCAAGAGCAGACTGTCGCTATTGAGTCGGATGAGGTTGTACATTCTCCAACTCAAGATCAGGACACTGACTGCCATCAGGAAAATAGTGATTGACTGAAATTTTGCTGTTCGCTCCAGCCTTTTAATCCGTTCACCGTCCGACAACGGTGGGCGGATTTTTTTGTTGATTTTCATCGTTCTCACTCCCTATTTAAGCAGTTATTGTAATTTCTTGATTTTGTGGTATAATTTCCATAAAAGGAGATGTCATATGAGAGATGAATTTTTTAAATATTATGTTGCTTTAGGCCATAGTCTGTGTTATTATCGCGAATACTACATACATACACGCCGAATTAACAACATAATCAGTGGCTTTCTTCTTCTCACGTCCGCGGCCAGTGTTGTTACATGGTCGTTTTGGAAGCAATACCCCTTGGTATGGACAATCATCATTGTCCTTGCGCAAGTTGTCCAAATACTTCAACCGCTAATGCAATCTTCCAAACAACATGAAGCCTTGAAATATATCATTCAAGATACCGCTGTTTTGTTCGATGATGTATGCGATGTATGGGAAACCAACTTTCTATACGAAACACCCAATAATTCAGCAGCAGTTCCCTCACTTCGTGAATTAAAGCAACGTGAACGCGCCAGCAAAACTCGCTATGCTCCCGAAATTGATTTTCCTTTCAAGAAACGTCTCGATAAACGCGCACAGAAAACTAACACCCGATATTTTTGGTATCATTATCAAGTTAAACCAGAGGAGTTTTTATCATGAGTAACAACAAACCCTGTTCGCCGTCCCCTTCTACCCCAAAGGCTCCTACTTCGCCTACGCACGAGCGTGGTATCTCTCAAACGCCTACATATATCATCCCGACACCGCCCCCGAAGAAGAAATGACCTTATCAGCGCAGCTCATCTGAGCGGCGCTTTTTTGCGCTCTTATATCGAGCATCTGACTTCTTCAACCAGCGGCAATACGCACACTGTGTATCAGGGCATTGGTGTAACACAATTGCCATAAGTAGTCTGTGAAACATAATGCCCGCGGCAATACCTGCTAAAAACATTTCCACTATTCTCACCTCACCCTCTCGCATGTCACCTTTGCAAGATACTTTCAGGCGAAAAAAATTTGATCCACTTGTTCAGGCTCGAGCTTGAACAGGTTTTTCATGCTCCGAACTTCTCCGAGAGAAAACTCAGCCCCTCCCGTTTCGTTCAATTTGGCGTTAAGCCGCGATAAACTCAGCCCGATTTTGTTTGCTACATCTTCCTGGGTCATATCGTTTTCCTTGATTTTTCCCTTCAACATATTGATATTCATACCTATCACCTCTTTTCACCTTTTCAGGATACTTTTATTTTAGCACGTATTTTCATTTTGTCAAGATACTTTTTGTTGACTTTTTGAAAAAATGTGTTACTATTAAGATACACCAACAAGAAGGGCGTGATATAATGACCATCGGTGAAAAGATAAAAATGAAGCGCAAATCCCTTGGATTAACTCAGACAGAGTTAGGTGCTAAGCTGGGCGTACAGAAAAACGCCGTCAGCAAATGGGAATGCGGCCGCGTTGATGATATTCCGAGTTCAAAAATTAAAGTTATGGCGCAGTTATTCAAGGTGCAGCCATCTTATTTAATAGATGACGAAATCGTTGATCTCCCCTCCCCCGCCATCACCGAGGACACAATAACCTTCCCGATCGTGACCAGTGTGGCCGCGCACTACGACAGCGTATCCACAGACGAGAGCGCCACCGGCGAACACATCGAAGTGCCGGCTGTCTACCTCAAAGGCCGCAAGCCCGAGGACTTCTGCGCTATGCGCGTGCGCGGCGACAGTATGTATCCCGATTTCCGCAACGGTGACATTGTACTGGTGCTCAAGCAGTCAACCATGAACCACAGCGGCGAGATCGGCGTGATCAGCTACGGCGATGACGAAATGACCATCAAACGCATCAACTATGTGGACGGCGAGGACTGGCTCGAGCTTGTGCCGCTCAATAACCTGTATCCGCCCAAGCGCATCGAGGGTGTCGACCTGGAAAGTTGCCACATCATCGGCATCCCGCGTGTACTGATACGCGAATTCTAAAATAAAAAATCCCCATTCACTGGTTGAACCGTGAACAGGGATAGGATATTTATGCTGCTGCACTGTACCGCAGCGTGTACTTCTTGCCTCGATATTCAAAGCCATCTGGGTACTCGTGGCGTTCCAGCCACAGGCGTACCTTGGCAACGACTGACTTCGTGTACTGCACGTTCGTTCCGGCGTGGCCGCTGACGGCGCTCTGGAATGGCGCAAGCTCTTTTTCCTCGGGCAGTACATCTACCTGCGCGATGATTGCGGAGATTGCGTGTGCGTGCGGTTTGCCCGATCGGGACAGAACGCCGAGCTGCATAGCGATCGCAGTCGCATCGAACAGCTGCTTGTTCAGCGTTACGCCCTCCAGCGGGATTTCCACACCCACCGGCGCGTACAGGCTCTTCATGGCAACAGCGACGAACTGCGGCGCCATACCGGCCTCTTTTAGTGTCTGGCGGATAATGCGTGCCGCGCTGTTGACCTCGCCAAGCCGCTTCTGCGATACCTTCGGCGCCGTGTACTCGCCGTGCTTGCGGATTGCAGGCAGCACTTCGGACGTTACCCAGCGCTTGAACGCTCTGGCCGTCGGCAGTTTGCTCAACAGGATCAGGCTGTACAAGCCGGATTCGTTGATGATGGTCAAATCCTGTGCTCCGCCAAGGGTGTCACATTTCGTTACCCCCTTGTCCTCATCGTCCACATGGTCAATGATGGCTTTACGCGGATTGGTGTAGCCCAAAATCTCTGCTACGTCCTTGCCGACAAACCACGGCTCGCCGTCCTTAGTCAGCGTGCGGACCTCGCCGAACTGGTCATTTGCGAAAATCTGAATTTCTTTGCTCATAGCATTCCTTTCGTCCATAGATGGAAAGGAGTGGCGGGAACATACCCCGCCATGCTTTACTCCAATGCCTTTTCCCCGTTTCGGGGTGAGTGCTCTTGCAACCGGTGGTATTATTATCGCAAACGGGCAAAGATTCCGCAAACCTGATTTTCAGCCGAAATTCAGGCTGACTCATAATATTTGTGTCAAATTTGAAAAATCTGTTTGCAAATCCAAAAGAACTTTCACATATTCGAGAATTTTTCAGATTTATCGCTGTTTTTCGCGATTTTTCTCTTGTTTTCTCTGTATTTCTCACCTTTCATATGAAACAGTCAAAAAAATCCCGCTCCAGTGCTACCAACACCAGAGCGGGACGGGGTACTGATTAAATTTTCCACAACCAATCAGTACCCCTATTTTACCATACTTTTTTCATGGTGGAAAGGGGTTTTTCTATTATGGCAACAGCAAAGAAAACGCCGTCAGGCAAATGGCGGTGCCTTGCCTACATCGGCAAAGACGAAAACGGCAAGCGGCAGTACAAATCATTCACGGCCGCCAGCAAGAAAGAAGCCGAGTTTCAAGCGACTTTGTTTCTGACGAACAAGCGGTATGAGGAGAACAGCATGACCATCTCCAAGGCGGTCGCGGAATACATCGCCAGCAAGGAGAACGTGCTATCACCGTCCACGATTGAAGGCTACCGCAACGTGGAACGCAACCGTCTGAGCGAGATCGCGGACATTGAGATCGCGGACTTCGACACCATCACCGCCCAGAAGTACATTAACCAGATGGCTCGCAAGCTCTCCGCAAAGAGCGTAGCAAACGCATGGGGACTTGTCGCCGCAGCAATCAAGCAGCAGGCGCCGGAGAAGGTTCTGACTGTTACTCTCCCCTCGAAGAAAAAGCGTGTCCGTGAGCTGCCGACCGCAGCCGAAGTCATCGCCGCAGTCAAAGGAACCGATGTGGAGCTGCCTGCGCTACTGGCCATGTGGCTCAGCCTGCGTATGAGTGAGGTGCGCGGTCTGAAATATAAAGATATCCGTAACGGCGTACTCACCGTGCGGCGCACCATCCTGACCGTTGACGGGGAGCATATCATCCGCGAGCAGAACAAGACCTATGAGAGCACTCGACGGCTCACGCTGTCCCCTTATCTGGAGAAGCTGATCGGCACCGGCGCTCCCGATGACTTTATTATTCCCATGACCGGCGAAACGATCTACAAGCACTTCGTCCGTGCGATCGAGGCCGCAGGGCTGCCGCATATGCGCTTCCACGACCTGCGCCATCTGTCCGCCTCTGTGCTCGTGTCGCTCGGCATTCCCAACCTGTATAGCCGTGAGCGCGGCGGCTGGTCTACCGACAGTATTCTGGAAAGCGTCTATCAGCATACGTTCTCTGCTGACCGTGCAGCCGTTGATACGAAGGTAAACGACTATTTCGAGGGACTTTTGAGTCTCAAAACGAATAGCAGCTTGAATAAGGGTTTTCAATGATAATGATATGTGAAGACATATGAAAGTGGAAGATGGATTTACATATCTGTAAGGCCGTGTTATACTCTGAACAGGCTAAACCCATGCAACACGAAATGCAACACGACACTTGAAAACGTCAGCTATACCGTCATCGGACAGGGCTTCAACTCCCCTCGGCTCCACCAAATCCAACACAAAACCGACGGTTTAAGCCGTCGGTTTTGCTTTTATCTGCAGCAAATAATATTTTTGTGAGAATGCGATTTTGCGTTGCAGCAATTTGCAGCCATTGACAGCCGCAAAATTCCATGGCATCGTTAAGCCACAGAGTCGAGAAGCATGGCATATGGCAGCATTACGCAGCGCGGCGACAAGTACCGCGTGTGCTTTGACTACGGCGTTGACCGCGAGGGAAAGCGTGTTCGCAAGTACCGGACGTTCGACACAAAGCGTGACGCGACCCGTGCGTTCAACGAGCACAAGGTCAAGATGGACAGGGGGACGCAGGTTATGCCGAGCGAGTACACGTTCGCGCAGAGGCTTGACTACTGGTACGATAATATTATCGTGCCGCAGATCGAGGAAACGACGGCATACGGTCATCAAGCATCATAACCTGCTGACGAACACGCTGAACGCGGCGGAGCGGCAGGAGTATATCATGAAAAATCCGATGCGTGCGGTGTCGCCGCCGAAAAAGCGTCAGCGCGAGGCGAAGTTCTACACGCCCGAACAGCTTGGTGTTCTGCTCGCCAAGGCTGTCGGAACGCGGCTCGAGCTGCCGATGTTTATCTGTGCGTATCTCGGACTGCGCCGCGGCGAGCTGTGCGGTCTGCGGTGGAGCGATGTTGACCTTGAACACAAGACCATCACGATTGAGAATACGCGCACGCAGGCCGGTAAAAAGGAAATCGAGAAGGGCACGAAAACGGCGTCCTCGACGCGCACGCTTTATCTGCCGGATACACTGTGCGATATGCTGAAGGCGGCGAAGGAGAATCAGCAGGCGTGCAGGGCAGAATACAAGAACGCCTACGACGATAACGATTATGTGGTCGTGATGGAGGACGGCAGGCCGTTCCGGCCGAATTATCTGTCTGAGCTGTTCGGCAAGTTCCTTGCGGATAACGATCTGCCGAAAATCGTGCTGCATGATCTGCGGCATACATTCGCGTCGCTGTCCAATCAGGCGGGCATTCCGGCGTACAATATCGGCAAGGCGCTCGGACATTCCACACCGGCCACCACGCAGAAGATTTACACGCATCTGCTCGATCGTACGCATACGCAGGCAATCGAGGGCGTGGCGGCCATCGCAGATGAGGCGCGCCGCAAGGCAGGCAAGGAGTATCTGCTGCAGCTTGTGAAGGCGCTTATTGATGAAATCCGCGTGTGGGACCCGATGAAGTTCGGGGACTGCAACGAGTACATGGAGGAAATCCAGTCAATCGGAGGGCGGCTCGAGCCGCATACGGATGCGGCAGCACTCGGCAATATGCTTTACGCGACGTTTCGCGCGTCCTTCGGCACCCGCTCGTTCCGGTGCACGCCTGAGGAGTGCGAAGCGGTAGCGGAGAGGGTGTTTGAGAAGGTGCAGAGGTGA